TAGTTGGATTGGATAGCTATCTCGATGTTATAGATATTGCAAGTTTAGGCATAGATCGCGAATCGTTCCTCACGAGTTTCGTGACTAGCCGCGTTCATTATCCTGAAAAGTTTCTCGTGGTAAACCCCGATAACTTAGAAGGCAAAACGGTCGAAGCCGATCTGGAACCCATTATTCAGAAGTATGGGCAACGGATGGGTGATCGACGATCTTTCTTCGTTTTGTGTATAGTGAACTTAGCAGTTTTCCTTGCTGCTGTCGAATATTTCTTTGAGCTCGCTCAAATTGGGGGTTTGAAAACAAACTCCGCGATCATGATTAAGAAATCAATGATGCGCACCTTAAAGGTCAATGGAGACGATGTTGTATTTGCGTGCCCTTTCAATTTCCATCAGATATGGAAAGAGTTCGCTTTAAATATAGGTTGGACCCTCTCCCCTGGGAAGAGTTATTTAAGTCCAATTTATGCGCAAATAAATTCAAGAAATTTCATAAGAAAAGGACCTGGTTATCCAATCAAAAGAATTGGATATCTCAACATGAAATTAGTCACCGGATTCAACTTAAAAAAGAATGGATCCGCTGATGCCGATCCTGAACAAATGGGTCGAGATTTATCAGCAATGGTAAATCTCTGTCCATGGACGGATTGCATGTTGTCGAAAACCTTCGCCAGGTTCAATAAAATATATAATAAAGATTACAAACCCAATTGGTTTCTGCCAGTTCATTTGGGCGGCTACGGAGTTGATAAACGTTTATGCGAGAAAGAGTCTATCGTATACACTTTGAAACAGCGTAAAGTAGCTTCCCATCTGATCTCCAATCCAAAACTGCATCTAACAAAGAAGATTTTAGATCCAGTATTTTTAGAGAGTAGAGCAGGAATGTTTAGGGCTCTGGGACAAGAGGTCCCCCCTTATATTTATACAAGTAGGTGGGTTGAAAATTTGATACCGCCTGTCAGATTTATGAAAAAATCTGAACCTTTGTTGGATTATGACGATTCGTGTAAAAACAATGATGAATTGGTTTTAAACAAAAATGTCACAACGCAAGCAGCACCGAATAATTCGGTTATAATCACAGAAGGAGAAATACTTGATATGAAAGAAAGAAGAGTTAAATTTGAAATAGAGTACGATTTAGAAGGTAACAAGATTAAAAAGGAAAATGAAAAAGACGCAGTTGCGCACTCTAGTCCGATCGGTTATAAAGGAAAAACTTGCATTAATTTAATAAAAGATTACTGTGGGTCGGACAGTCAGAAGAATAATACTGATGAAAATGAGGAATATGATGAGGAAGGATCAGTTATGCCGGATAAACATATACTGATGAGAAGAAATGAGATGTTCTACGAAAATTGCAATGGAATGGTATACGAGAATAATGGTATACCTTCAAATGAAAGAGAAGAAATTGATTATGAGATTCTGAACCCAATTGCTTTCGATGAAATTACATATTATAATACAAATTTAAATAATTTCACCTTGAAAAAGCAGTTAGACCCGAATATTATAGCCAAAATCACCCAAATAATAAGATGGATGAACATTGCAAATACCACTCAACCCGAAGAAAAGAAACTTTATTTGAATACGGTTCCAAAAGGCTGGTACGGCTGCGAAGCCATGACAGACGAAACAATAGAAGAATATTGGGAACCAGTTTTTATAGCACCATATGGACTTAAGATACCAGATGGTCATAGCCTGTATACTTCAAAAATACGCCCGTATTTTTCTAAATATAAGAAAAATATGAA